GCCACATCGAACCTCATACCGGATGGAATGTTCGATGTAAACTTTTCAGTCCAGCCTGTCTTTGACGGTACATACATGTGGTATGTAGACAAGTACCAACTTCCGTTTGTGTACAAGTACGACACTGGCGCAAACACATGGACCACATACAACTACAGCGCCTTGCTCGGCATCGCCCAGCAAAATTTTGCATTCTCGGTCTTTGACGGAACGTACATCTACTGGTTCACCGATGTGACCCTGACCGAAAGCTTGGCGGTCGGCGGCCCGGTGAACGCCGGGACCGATTATTGGATCCGGTACAACACCCAGACGGACACTTGGCAGGCGTACAACTGGGCAAATCCACTGAATGGTGGATTTTATACAGCCTCGATGGGACTCGTCAACCAGATGATGATGCCGACGACCGATCCGGCCATCAAAGAAGCGTTGTTCGATGGCCGGTACATCCATCTCACATCCTACCTTTCGACCGTCACGATGCAATACGACACGACGATGGACTTTACATCAAATCTCTCATACACGTGGATCAACTACAACACAGGTACTGGAACTGGTGTACAGTTCCAAATTCCAAATCCGTACGGCTATGCGATGACGGTCGGTCCGATGGTGTACGACGGACGTTTCTTGTTTTACCTTCCGTTCACGTCTGGGATCATCGAGCCGACATCGAATGCCAGTGTCCCGGCGTTCATCATGCGGTACGACACATCGCCGGTCGTTAACCCGACGCTCGTGGATGCCTCACTCATCGTAAAATATGACAAGCTTCCCGAGGGGACGAAACTCCCGAGCGAGTACTTTATTACACAGACTTCGCTCAGTCAGTCGCTTGAGAGTGCAATTGGCATAAAATCCGTTTCGAGTGGCCCGGTCAAAGAAATGTTCATCGTGAATCAGGAACTGCCAAAGGATCCCTACGATATTCAGGATGTCCGAGACCAAATTGCACTCAGTCCTTACCAGTACACGCCACAGGCGCCGACGATCCGGCTCTTTTTCAACAGCGAATCAGCATTCGATTACACAACCTGGATCTTTGAGCCGATGCGATATCACGCAACAATGCCCCAGCGGAACGTGTCGTTTCTTTCGTTTGCTTTCGACCCAGAATCCGTAGTGCCCAGTGGTACAGTCAATTTCTCGCGCATCCGGGATATCAACACCGTGTATCCCATCGTAAAGAATGACAAGACCAACACATTCACTCGGGTCTATACGAGAAATTACAACGTCCTTCGGGTCAAGGATGGGATGGCCGGTTTGCTTTTCAACTCACCTGAATGGTACGACATGACGAGTGTCGCTGGTCGCTGGAACGTCGAAGTTGTTGCTCAAATTTATGTCGGCTAGATATTAGATGCCGCCACCAGCGCAGTTTGCTCGGCAGAGCATCCGACTTCAATTCGACAAGGATGTTCATTTTGGGGATGACATTTCAATCCTGCTCGCCAAGGCGGGCGGTGATGTCATCGACACAGTGACGCTCCGGGTCGATTGGCCGATCGATTTTCCAACCAATACAAATCAGGTATCAATAGATGGCGTGACAACCTATCTGTCGACGCTCGTTCAAAACTCGGCCGGAACGGCGATGATTGATCGGGTCGAACTCTTGTACAAGGACAGGTTGATCGAGCGACACTACGGTGAGACGATGTTTATCCTCGGGGACCTGACTGTCCCAGAGGCAAAACAAGGTGGTCTTTCGAACCTGGTTGGTACACAGACAACCAGCAATCTCATTTCGTATTTCATCCAATTTCCTTTCACGGTGAAACTCCCGCTATGTGCACTCGATGAGCCTCCGACGCTCCGGCTTGTCCTTCAACCGTCGTCGTACTTTGCCTATGGCGTATCGTACACAGCCCCGGTAAACATGGCGCTCTACGTCGATTACGTCTACGTGTCCAAGGCTGAAAGGGACTACCTCCAGTCGAACAGAATCTGTTATGTTCCCAGGACGTTCCAAAGAACCGAATTCAAAATTCCCAACACGCTGACGGAATTCACGTGCGACACAACCTTTGTCAACATGGTCAAGGAGCTTTTCTGGATTATCCAAGAGGATCAATACACGTCGAACGTCTACAACTACTCGAACGATCTTGTGACGCTGCGGCTGTTGCTCGACGACGATGAGCTCATCACCGAGGATATCGGCACACCCCAATTCTTGACATTCACATCTGGTCACACCCGTAAGACGAAACGAAACTATTATTCATATTCGTTTGAACTCGATCCGGAAAGCCCCCAAGAAAATGGATCACTGAACATGTCCGCCGTGACGCGCCAGCGCCACATCTTGTCTTTGACGCCGTCGAACGTCTGGCGGGCCCTACGGATCTATGCCCATTCGTACAACATCTTTTGTGTCTACAAAGGTGACGGCCAGGTCGTGTACCCGTACATCGAGGCTGGCACACCGTCGTACGCCTCTGATGAAATTATCCCGTACGTCTTTCCGCCTCCGCCGCCCGCCCCGCTCTATACGTTCGATCGACTCTTCGGCCCGAGTCCGACGTACCTTTATTATGGGCAATCGCTCGCTTTGAATGACGACGGTACACACCTGGTTGTCGGGGCGGCCGGAACGAATCAGAACATCGGCACAGTCATCGTGTACTCGTACGACGGGACGAATTGGGACACTGGAACTCAGCTTTTTTCGGCTCTCGGCCCCAACTCGTATTTTGGATATTCGGTCGACATCACCGACGACGGAGCCACGATCATTGCAGGGACGCCGGCAGCCAACGGGGGTGCCGGGTACGCGTCAGTCTATGAGTACGACGGGACGAACTGGAATGACACACCGCTTCTGAGTTCCTACGCCGATTTCACATACGGGTGGTCGGTCGCGATCAACGGCGCCGGTGATACGGCGGTCATCGGCGCACCGCGCGCGTTTGGGCTCGCGGGGTATGCATGCGCTTTCAAAAAGGTCGGTGGTGTATGGGGCCCTGAGATACCGCTCACGAGCACAGCCACCAGTCCAGTGGCATTCTTTGGGTACTCCGTCTCGGTCAGTGCGGATGGAAACACGGCGGTCGTCGGCGCACCGAACGCCAGATACGCCGCCGTGTACACATTTAACGGCTTTTATTGGGACGCACCAGTTGTGCTTTCGACCAGCCTCCCGGCATCGGTCAATTTCGGTTGGTCAGTCTACATGGCACCGACGGGTGATACCGTCATCGTCGGTGCACCCAACAACGAATACGCGGCCGTCTATCGCTACAGCGGTGGATCGTGGGGTTCGCCTGTCCAGCTCGTGAGTGAGGCTGGTACGGGTGCGCAATTTGGAAGCGCCGTGACACTGACGAACAACGGTGACACGGCGATCGTCGGGGCTTCGATCGCAGGCTATGCAGCAGCCTATACATATTCGGGCGGGGTCTGGAGTTCCGCAAATGTCATTCAAAATCAGACGGGTGCGACAGACTCGCGTTTTGGATCGGCGCTCAGCGCGAGTCACGACGGCGCCAAGGTGGCCATCGGGGCCTATGCCGTGAATAACGGAAACGGTTACGTCGGTTTGTACAATCAGACGTAAGAAATCTTCCCGCCATAAATTTGAATCGTACGATAGCCGTAGTAGTACACGTTCAGGTTGTACTGCGCCGTAATCTGTGACGCATAAGCTTCTTGGAAGGTCATGTCGAGATGGGACGTACTGTAATTCAGTGTACTGAAATCAAGGCCACCAGTCAAGACGTGTGGGTTCTTGGCGAAATTGTAGACGTAAATATCTTTGGTCGGAATGGACAGACCATGGTCAACCGGTTGTTTATATGAGTAGTACAACGATCCAGGAAAGTCTGAAAGGATGTTGTTATTGTTGATATAAAGAGTCGCCGATTTGATGACGTTGATGAAATTCACCGTCGTGCCGTTGAAAAACGTCACAGGCGTTGTCGCCGAGTTGTACTTTGTGGTGTAGCCGTACGTGTACCGGAGAGAAGACACGTCGGGTGGCGAGGCTACTAGACCGGGCGTGGGTGGTACGGTGACCGTACCCGCCTCGTAGCTCTTGTTTCGGATGAACCAAGCCATCATCAAAATGTGAAAGTTTGGTGTAAAGTTGACGCGCACCTGTCCGGACGTGAACTTCTGGATAGCCTCCTTCCACACCTGTGGAATCTTGAACGTGTGCTTTTGGTTTATGAAATAAAGACGTTCGGGGGTAGAAAGCGAAACCTCTTCGAGCAAGAGGTAGACATTCGAGACGTCGACCAGGTTTCCAGTAGAATCGGTCGGGGTGTTTGTGATCCATTGAGCAGAGTTGAACGTGATCCGGATGATGATGTTGGCATCCATGAGTGCACATACTGGAAGGAAATAGTGGTTGTCTCTCTGTCTGCCCCGACAGAAAAAGAGGTCGAGCGGTATCATCAGATCGATCGGCGAAGATGCCGGGACGGGTTGGTTTTCCGGATAGCCCGCGTTGAGCATCCGGTAATACGCGAGTTTCTGATCAGCATCCAAAAACAGCTGGTCATGAAGCACGTACCAATCGTCGGTCAAAAGATCGTACGACACACCGTCGATGATAATCTCGACGCTCTTTAAAATGGCCCGACCGACAAGCTCGCAGTACGAATAATCAGATTGAAGTGCCGGAAGAGTACACTTGAGATACATGTTCGAAATGAGATCCTTGGCGTCCCGAGTACGAATCGGAAATTGAACAGAATTCCCGAGCATCTGGCCCGTCACGGTGATGTTACGTGTCTGGCGA